TTCGGCTGGACCGTGCCCTGCATGGTTGCCGATGACGGCGAGCTGATCGCCGGTCACGGCCGGGTGCTGGCCGCCACCATGCTGGGGCTCACAGAGGTGCCGGTGATCCGGCTGAGCCATCTGGACGAGGCCGAGCGCCGCGCCTACCGGATCGCGGACAACAAGCTCACGGAACTGGGCGACTGGGACGAGGCCATGCTGCGCGACGAGATCGCGGGGTTGCTGGCTGAGGATTTCGACCTGTCGCTGCTGGGGATCGGCGAGGCCGAGCTCGAGGCTCTCCTGCAGGACCCCGAGGCGACGGGTGGCGATGGCCCGGTTGAGGGCGAGGATGACGTGCCCGAGGCGCCGGCCACGCCGGTGTCGGTGCCGGGGGATCTGTGGCAGCTGGGAGACCACCGGCTGATCTGCGGAGACAGCACGTCCGCCGACGTGGTCGGGCGGTTGCTCGGCGATATAAAGCCTCTGCTGATGGTCACCGACCCACCCTATGGCGTGGCCTATGACCCTGCCTGGCGCAACCAGGCGGGTGCGGCGAAGACCAAACGCACCGGCAAGGTGCTGAATGATGACCGTGCCGACTGGCGCGAGGCTTGGGCGCTGTTTCCCGGTGACGTTGCCTATGTCTGGCACGGTGCACTGCATGCGGCCGAGGTGGCGGAGTCGCTGACCGCCTCGGGTTTTGCCATCCGCTCGCAGATCATCTGGGCGAAGGACCGGCTGGTGCTCAGCCGCGGCGATTACCACTGGCAGCACGAGCCCTGCTGGTATGCCGTCCGGACCAGGGGGAAGGGCCACTGGGCAGGCGATCGCAAACAGACCACGCTGTGGCAGATCGCGAACAAGGATCAGGACAGCGAAACGGTGCATGGCACGCAGAAGCCGGTAGAATGCATGCGCCGTCCGATCCTGAACAACTCCAATGCCGGCCAGGCGGTCTATGAGCCGTTCATGGGATCCGGCACGACGCTGATCGCGGCGGAGACCACCGGGCGGATCTGCTACGGGGTCGAACTGAACCCCGCCTATGTCGATGTCGCCGTTGAGCGGTGGCAGGCCTTCACCGGCGAGGACGCGGTCCTGGCGGAGACCGGCGAGACATTCGCGGCGCTGAAGGCGAGGAGGTTGGCAGCATGACACAGTCCCGCCGCATGTCACTGATCGAAGCCTTTACCAACGTCGCTGTGGGCTACACGCTGGCGGTCGTGACGCAGATCGTGGCGTTCCCGTGGGTCGGCCTGCAGGCGAGCCTCGGCGAGACCCTCGCGCTGGGCTGGGTCTTCACCGGAATCTCGTTGATCAGAGGATATGCATTGCGCAGGCTGTTCGAGGCAATCGGAGCGCGGTAGGACATGCCGGTTATGGGGACGGACCTGACTTTCAGTCGGAAGGTTTCAGCGTATTTGTTCAATTCCCAAGCGGCCATCCAACTATTCTCCGCACAAGGCGGCACCGAACTGATCCAAGTTAATGCCCCACAGCACGAATCGACAAAAAATAGAGTTGTTCTGGGAGGAGTGGCATTAGCCAGGAACAAAAACATCTTGGACCAGCCCGTGCTTTCGGGGGAAAAGGGTGCCGGGGAACCGGAAATGGGCCATTGGGATCTATACTCGATCTTCAATGGCCCTCCTCAAAGCTTAGTTTTCTATCGTTCCACTGCGCAGATTACCACTGCGCTCCAAGCAGGCGTTTAGGGTAAGCGCAGAATCTGGCAGCTTGGGCTCTTCGCGTCGTCACCCGATCCGATACACCGACCCACGCCCCTGTTCCTTCACCGATGTGACGGGCAGGCCAAGCTTCTTCTTCAACGCCCCCGAGATCATGCCTCGGACGCTATGAACCTGCCATCCCGTCCCGGCGACGATCTCGCCAATGGAAGCGCCCTCGGGTCGCTGCAACAGCGCGATGATCTGCGCCTGCTTGGTACCGGCGCGGATCGCAATGGGCTTCGGCGTATCGGCGGTATCGGACGTCGTGTCCGGCTCGGGTTCAGCCTTTAGCGCGTTGCTGGCGGCGCTCACCGCGACCGGTTCGATCCCGATGGCTGCCAGCCCGACCCCGGTGGCAATCAGCGTGGTGCCATGGCCATCGCCGGTCTCGCGCCAGAGCGGATCCTTGCGGCGCCGGTCGGCCTCGACTTCTTCGAGCCAGCCGCGCGAGATCATCGCGGCGACAGACTTCTTTGCGGCGGCCCCGTGCAGCCCGTCGGGCAGCGGCATGGCCAGGCTGCCGGGGCGGGTGGCCGCGCGGCTGAGGATGATGGTCTGGGTGTCGGTGAGTTTGAGCATCTTGGCCTCCGGTATCGTTGGGCGGCGCGGAATGCGGTCCCTTCTACCGGATCAAGCCCGCCATGGTGGCGGGCGGGACCGTGCGCTGGGCGCCGGGCCGGTGATCACCCGGCGTATTCGCCCTCGCCAAAGGCGCTGTCGGTGATGCGCTTGAGGAGGCTGGCATGGTGCCCGAGGGTGCCGACATCGCCCCAGCTGATCTCGTCGGGCCGGGTCTCGAAATGATCGTCGCTGAGGGCCTGCAGGCGCGCGAGCATGTCGTCGATCTCGGCCTTCTTCGCGATGAATGCGGCGAGCGCGGCTTCCTTGTTCTTCCGAGCTTTCTCGGCGCGAAGCTGGTGGCGGGGCGTGGTGATCGGGTTGAGGCGGGTCATGGCGTGGCTCCGTTGGGTGAGTTGCATCGTTTCGGTGAAACAACCATCGCTCTGGTGGGCCGTTTATCGTAGGCAATTCTGAGCAATTTCATGGCTTTCTGATCCCTCGGCATCCGGATGTACCTCGACCCAGGTATCGCCAAGCGAGACGTAGAGGTGACAGAGTTCCCGCGTCGGTCGCGGCAGGACGCGCTGCTCGCGCGGCGGATCAAAGCAGTCGAGCTCGTCCTCACGCACCTGCCGGATTTCCCGGGCGGCGAGGATGTCCTCGGGCGTCCACCCCGCCAGCGCAGGCAGCATGTGCGCGGGATAGCCATCGTAATGGCAATAGATATGGGCCCATTCCTCGGGACCGATCTCGATGGCGATCTGCGCGCGGGTGCTCATCTCTCTGCGCCTCAATCCTGCTGTTCGATCATGGCGAGGATGGCGCACGCCATGCCGCCGAGGAATTCGCTGCGGCGAAACACGATCTCGTCGATCTCGTTCGCGGTAGTGATCGCGGGGTCCACTGCCAGGCTCTCAGCCATGTGGGGCAGCAAGCGGGCGGCCTCGGCGTTGTAGCGGTCTGCGATGGTCATGGGGCTGTCTCCGATCTCTTGCCTGGCGGTGCGCGATGCACCCGCCTCGTAGGATCAGAGTCGCTCGACAGGGACGTGTAATCAACTCGAATAGACGGGTTTCTACGTTTAGTTCCAACACCTTGAGGACCACCGCAGCGCCATGGAAGGTCTGTCAGAGCGCGCCTATGCCGCCCATGCCGGGCTCTCGCGCGGGGCGGTGCAGAAGGCGCGCAAGACCGGGCGGCTGGTGCTGTATCCGGACGGCTCGATCAACGCGGCCGCCTCGGATGCGCGGCGGGCAGAGATGACGGATCCGGATCAGCAGCACAGGTCCGCGGGTGGTGTCGGGAATGGCGACACGGCTGGCGCGGTTTCCGGTCCCGGCGACAGCGCCTCGTATCTGAAGGCCCGCACAGCGCTGACGGTCTACCAGGCGCAGGAGCGCCAGCTGTCGATCCAGCGCAAGAAGGGCGTTCTGGTCGACCGCGCGCGGGCCGAGACGCTGGTCTTCCGCCTCGCGCGGCAGGAGCGCGATGTCTGGGTGACCTGGCCCACGCGCGTGGCCGCCTTGATGGCCGCGCAACTGGCCGCAGAGATGGAGGCCGCATCGGGGGAGGCCGTGACGATCGAGACGGCGATCCTTCAGAGGGTGCTGGAAGCGCATGTCCGAGAGCAGCTCACCGCCCTCGCAGACCTCCGGGTCTCGCTTGAATGACAAGGGTGATGACCATGGCCTGACTGACAGCGACCTGACTGCCGACCTCGATCTCGGCTTTGACGGCGCCGAGGACATCCTGCGCGCCTGGCGCCGCGGCCTGCGTCCCGATCCGGATCTGACCGTGTCGGGCTGGGCGGATGCGCATCGCTGGCTGTCGTCGCGCGCCTCGGCCGAGCCGGGCCGGTACCGCACCGCGCGCACGCCGTATCTGCGCGAGATCATGGATGCGCTCTCGCCCGGGCATCCGGCACAGCGCATCTCGTTCATGAAGGCCGCGCAGGTCGGGGCCACGGAAGCCGGCAACAACTGGATCGGGTTCGTGATCCACCACGCGCCGGGGCCGATGCTGGCGGTGCTGCCGACGGTCGAGATGGCCAAGCGAACCTCACGCAGCCGGATCGACCCGCTGATCGCGGACAGCGCCGCGCTGAAGGAACGCGTGCAGCCGGCCCGCTCGCGCGACGCCGGCAATTCGATGCTGTCCAAGGAGTTCCCCGGCGGCATCCTGGTGCTCACCGGGGCCAACTCGGCCACCGGTCTGCGCTCTATGCCGGCGCGCTACATCTTTCTCGACGAGGTGGATGCCTATCCGGCTTCGGCCGACGTGGAGGGTGACCCGGTCACGCTGGCCGAAGCCCGCACCACCACCTTCGCGCATCGGCGCAAGGTGTTCATGGTCTCGACCCCGACCATCCGGGGGCTGTCCCGCATCGAGCGCGAGTTCGAGGCCAGCGACCAGCGGCGGTATTTCGTGCCGTGCCCGCATTGCGGGGCGATGCAATGGCTGCAGTTCGAGCGTCTGCGCTGGG